CTTTTGCATCGGCGATAGCCTCTTTTAAAAATTCTCTGTTCATTTTTCCTAAAATTTTGTTTGGGAAGTACGTTTATTAAGAAACGTAATAGTAATTAATACGAGTTTTAATGCTATATAGATTGTTGAGATAGCATATTTACGATTATACGTATATTGGGATTAGGTAAAATTACCAAATAGGACAGTTTCCTTTAGAGCAAAGTATTTCTGTTATTATAGAATTTACCTTTTTATATGTGTTTGTTAAATCTACATTAAGTCCTTCTTTAACTAAATGCATAAATGATCCAGGATTAGAGGGAGTAGAAACGAAATCCCAACATAATAATTGAAAATCATCTTGTACTTCTTGTACTTCACCCATTGGTTTAAGTGAACCCATTCCACGAGAAGATACACCAACTGTAATTCCATTTTCAATTAATGCTTTTAATATATTTCCAGAGGGTGTAGGTAATATTTCTATTTTTCCCATTACATTATCTCCATCCCACCAATAATCTGTAATATTATGAGATACATTTTTTAAATTTACTACTGAATCTTCAGGATGGTCTAATTCTCCCATTGCTCTATTTTCATCAATTAAATTTTTATAGGCTTCCATTTCTCTTTCCCATAACTCTCTAGAATAATAACGACCATTACCATTTTTGACTTCACAAGTTGCTAATATACCTTCAACTATAGGAAGTCCTCTTTTTGATTTTAAACCTTCTGTAAAGGATTGTGGTTTAAATAGAGAAGTTTCAATTAGTACTTGTTTCATAATTTAGTCCTTTAATAAATCATTAAATGACAATTTTGATTCTTTAACCTCTATATATTCATCATTTGCTTCCTTTTTAGTAGCATCACCATAACCACTAGATTTTTCTTTTCCTTTTATTTCTGTTGGTTTTAAACCTGGTGTATCTTCTGTGTAACCTATTCCTTCTTGGCCAAATTGAGCATTTTCAACATAATATAAAGGATTTGATGATAAATTTTTGGCAACTGTTTTTCTAGCTTTATCTAAATATTCTCCCATATTTGCGCTAGTAAGTAATTCTGCTACTTTAGACATTTCAAAATTAACACCTAATCTAAATTCTTCACCATTAAGATTATTTACATTTTTAGTATCTTCATAATTATAGCTATTTTTATTTAAATCATCTTTTTTAGCTTCATTCATATTTTCATCAAATATGCTAAACCAATCTGGTTTTTTACCTAAATTACTAGCTACACCACCTAATATATGTTCGTTAATAATAGAACGTTGTTTTAAAATTGTAGTTGTTTGTTCATAAGTTAGAACATTGCTAATCATATTAGGATAACGTGATTTAGCTTCTTTAAGAAATACATCTTTATGTCCTTTACCTTCTTTAATTAGGTTATATTGTTCTTGTAATGTTTTCATTATTCTTTTTTTAATAATTTTTTTATATCTTCTAAATAATCCCCAATTAAATCTGTAGGTTTAACTACTTTAAATGAATCTGGATTATTTTTATAATATTTTATTGTTTCGTTTTTAGCATTGGATATCATGGTATAAATATTATTTAATTTTTCTTCAACACTATCAAATGCTTCTATTCTTTTTGCTTGGAAGTTTTTTTTTTCTTCTTTATCTTCTTCAAATAATTGCTTTACTATCATACCTGATCCTTTTATCTTTTTAGGTACTAATTTATACGCAAATTGTTTTACATAAGTATTATCTTTAACCCCATCAGAACCAGCTTTAGGACCTGGTCCTAAATCTGCACCTACTCCTTCTTCTATTGATTCCCCAAATAATTCTTTATCAGTAATTTTTCTACCTAATGCTTTTTCAAACGCTTTAATCATATCTATTTCGGTAGAAGCACCTCGTTTAAGCTGTTTAAGAACTCTTACTAATTCTTTTTCAGAAAAGTCATGATCAACTTTAATTTCATTAACTTCTTTATATCCTAATTCTTTATAAGCTTTATCATTTGCTTTTTGTCCTTTTTTCCTAAATGCAAATGGTGTAGCATATTGACCTCCTGTTCCTGATGAAAATGAGGCAGCACCTGCTCCTCCTCCTGTTGTAGACATTTCATCTAAGTCACCCTCATTCATTTTCATTGTTATCCTTCTATATTCTTCAGGATATTCATTTCTAATGTGTGTACGAATTTTATTTCTTAACACACGAGCTTCATCATATATTAATCTTAGTTTATTATCTGATTTTGCTTTAGTATAAACACCTTTAGCTATATTAACTAAGTCTGTTGCACCATCAAATAATTCATCAAAATTAGGTAAATAATCTATATCCCAACTAATTCTTCCAGTTTGACTATCTATATCAGTAATTGTAGATTTAACACCATCTTCAGATTTAGAATCTCCTACCTTAAATTTACCCTTTTTATCAACTTTAGGTAAATTATCTTCTGGTGCTTCTTTTAATTTATACTTGTACTGGCCCATGTGATGTTTTTAATTCTTCTAAAAGATTACAATATTGTAATAAATCAACTAAATTATCATTATTAATTTTTTTATTTTTACCTATTTCAACAATAAACTTATTTATCTCTATTAATTTAATTTTAGTAGCATCATCTTTTACAGATTTTATTTCAGAAGATAAACTTTTTTTAATTTCCTGGATTTTTAGATTATAAAATTCTTTTAATTTACTAGTACTATCAATATGTTCAATAAATTCTCTTAATATTAATTTTTGGGTATCGGATAAATGAGAATATTTATCATTAAAGTTTTCTAATATTATTCTATATGTAAGAAGTCTTACATCTTTATTTTCAGATTTAAATTCTTCTAATAAAGTATCTTTAACATTATTTTTATCTATCTTATTTAAAGACATTTGTTCTAATAAAACTAACTTATTATCTACAATTTGATTAGGATTAGTAATATCCGTTGTATTATATACTTCAAATAATGTATACAAAGCAGCTAAAGATTTATAATTAGAAATATTAGTTTTAAACAAATCTTCAACATTATAATGTTCTCTTAATTCTTTTACAAGATTATATTTTTCTCTTTTAAGAGATTTTCTATTTAGCTTTTTAGATGATTCTAAAATTGTAGCTAAAATAGCATTAGCTTTTCCTTCTGAAAGGTTTGTTGATTTAGAAAGAGTTTCATATAATTTATATTCTTTTCCTAATTCTGTATTTACAAAATATTTTTTTAATATATTTACAGATGGTGAATCATTACCTGCTAATGTATCAGCAGTTATCTTTCTTACTAGTAATTCAAATAGGATACCAGTATTTTTAAATTTTGAATGTTTTATATACATCAATACTTATTTTATTATAAATACGTTAAGATTTGTTATTATTACCATTAATTATGTTTCCTTTAATCTTTTTATTAACTTTATCTTCAGATAATAATACATTTTTATTAATTGGTATATCTTTTAACATATCCTCATATTTAGACAATATTTTATTAGATTCTAATTCTGATAAGGGAGATGAAGTATCATTATAATCATTTTTCATTCCTTTTCTACCTAATCTATCTTTACCAAAATTACCTTCTTGTTTATCTCTATTAGTTGGTTGTTCAGTTGGTCTTCCTAATGGTTCTTTATCAGTAGTTTCTTCATCATATCCATCAGGTAAATTAGAAGGATCAGAATACATTCTTCCTTTACCATATAATGCAGCTAAATCATGAGGTGTACCATACGATTTTCCTGATGATAAAGGATCATTTCCTTCTGCTTCAATTTGAGATAATCTAAACCCACGTTTAGTATCTTGATTAACTAAATCTCTATATTCTTCATATTGATCTTGACTAAAATGGAATATATTTTCGTAAATCCAATCTGTTGGTATTAATTTACTATCTAACATAGATTGTGCTAATGTCATTTTTTCAGTCATTAAAGCTACTTTTTCTTGCTCATATATTATAGATGGAGTAGACAGTGAAATTTCAAAATTTGTTAAATCACCATCTCTATAACCTTGAGTATAAAGATGAATTAATGCTATCTTATATAATTCTGAAGTAAATATTCTTTGTATACGTTCTACGGTTCTAGCAAATCTAATATCTTGTGCTGCTAATGTAGCTTTACCATCAGTATTTTCATCATAACCCATAAAAGCTTTAGGAACTTTAAGAGCTGCGAATAGTTTATCTCTTAAATATTCAACATCAGCAATTCCATCCCATTGTAACCCTGCTAGATTATCTATTTTTGTTGTTGAGTCATTTCCTCTAATAGGAATATAAAAATCTTCAAGCATATTTTGCATATTATACTTTAAGTTATATTCTCCTGTTTTTTCATCCATATAAGGAGTACGTTTAAGTTTAGAAATGGTTTTTTCCATAAACGCATCTACTTCATTTGGGGGTATAGCTCCAACATTCATATAATAAATTCTTTTTTCCGGGGCACGAACAATTCTATGAATTAACATAGCGTCTTCCATTAAAACATATTGTTTAAATAATTTACGGGCAGGTTCAATGTAACTTCTACCATAAGGTAAAAAATTCATATCCGTTAATAAACGAAAATGTGCCATTTCATAATTATCAAATATAATAGAATTCGCTTGATTCCCTGAGTTAGGGACATTATAATAACCTGAATCTGTTCCAGATATTCCATCTGGGTCAAATCTATATTTTACTTCTGTGGGGTTTAAAGGGTTACCATCTTGGTCTAATCCCATTCCTCCTTCTAATCTTTCAATATGGTATGCTGTATAAGGTATAACATTATATACCCCAAATTTTTCTGCAATTTCTAATTTTAAAAAGAAATCACCATATTTACACATATTTCTTATCCAAGGCCAAAGGTTAAATTCTATGTTTAAAACATCATAAAATAAATTGTATAAAATTTGTTGTATGTTTTCATCAGAACTTTTAATATGCATTACTTCTCCCATATCATTTTTAAGAGTAGATTCATCTGCTACAATATCTAATGCAGATGCTATAATAGCATCAGTATCCATTGCATCATATTCTGAATATAAATAAGGTCTTAAAGTTTGATAATTAAAATTTTGCTGTTGTCCATATAAAGAAGTAGCTGAATTTGTGTAAACCCTATTAAATCTATCTATTAAAGAATTGGTTTCTAATTCACCAGTCATTTGGATTTTATTAACATCCATAACTTTAAGTTCATTACCTCCAACATTACGTATTAATACATCTGTTGAAAATAATCTTTTTAATCTTGAAAATAAGCCTTTATCTGCCATTTTGTTTTATTTATAAATATATTATAATAACCATTTAATGTTCTCATCTTTTTCTCCTATTTTCATTGAATAAGGATTTTGAACACTATTAGTATTATACCCCCCACTATAGGAAGATTTTGATTTTTGAATATTACCCAATGCCGCACGAGCTCCATCTAAACTCTGTTGTTGAAACTTTAAAGAAGTATCACGTAGAAACATACCAATCCCAAATGACATAACCAAATCATCATTGTAACCGCTTTGAGCTTCTGGTCTTCCATTTTTCCAGATAAATACTTTCATCTCTTCTAATAAACGTTTAGATTGAATTGTTACTGATCTATCACCAACAAATTCTCTAAATTTATTAATACAAAGAGGTCTTGTTCTCATTGACATAGTAAAACCAGGAACCATTTCAGAATTACCTTCATATACTCTTAAATAAGATTCTGCTGTTAATTGATCGGATTTTGGTGATTGGTATAAATTTTTATAATCTCTTTCTCTAATTGCATCTAAAGTTGCCCAACCAATATTAGCATTTTCGACTACTAACATAGCATTATTAAATTCAGTAGCTAAACCTGTAAGAAAATATCCAAATTCTTTAGGTGGCATTTGTCCTTTATATTCTGCTACTTGAGTATTAGTTTGAATATCCATTAC